AGAAGTTGAACACAAATAGCCGGGTTTCTTTCTGCGAGTAAGCCGCCGCTGCATAGATTTGGTCTTGTGTAAGCTGCCGGGCATAGCACCACATATCAGCGGGGGCGACTGGTACAAGGTAGGTAAGTACATAGCTGCCCCGCGCATTTTTGATGCTGATAGGATGATAGATACCGGCTTTCTTGTCTTTCAGAAAGTAAAGCCCCTTGTTATTATCTGCCATAGCTTCCATACCGCCTTTCTTATGCGTTCAAGTCCTTAAATTCGTTGTAGTGTTCGTATAAGCCTACATAGGCATCCAGCAGGCTTGCAAGGCCGTCTATGCGGTATTTCGGGCTTTGTGCCTTAATGGGTACTATGTTCCCGTTGCGGTCTGTCTGTACGCCGGTATTGGTCATACACCATTTAAGTAGGCTGCTATTATTGTAGTTTACTTTCTTGGCTTGCAGGTCTGCCCCTAACATCTGCATAGGCAGGGAAAGGGTTTTCGCGCCCTGTATGCAGCGTACCATAGTAAAGCCGTTTTCCTCCATTTCCTGTACCCAATACTTAGCCGAATAGCTGTCATAGTATACCCACGGTATCAGCAGGTCATAGGCGTTTACCATTTCTATAAACCATGCTGTCACGTCGCTATAATTGATGCTGTTCCCGTTGCATAGCCTAAGCTGCCCCGCTTCCAGCCATTTATCATAGGGTATCTTTTCCTCTTGTACCCTTGTTTGGAAGTTTTCAGCCGGTAGCCAATACATCTGCACTACATACCGGGTTTCGTGCTTATCCAGCAGCAGCAGGGTAGCACAAGTAAGGTCTGTGGTTATAGACAGATCCGCGCCGCCGATGGCGTAGCCGCCCCGGATCCGTTCAAGGTCAAAGGTCGCCGGGTTGTTTATGTCCTCAAAGGTAAGCCACGCTGTACCCACAGTTTGAATTACATTGAAGTCTTTCACAAGTACGCCGGTAAGATCGCGGGGGCTGTTCTTAGCCCTTTCCACCTTTGCTATAAGGTCGTCCAGCTTCTTGATACGGTTAAGGCCGGGGTTAGCCTTTTCCCATTTTAGCGGGTCGCCCCATTCTGCTTTACTGTCCAGCTCGTACAGGATAGGCAGAAAGGTTTCATCTTTGATAGTCCCGTCCGCAACGCCACAGGCATACTTGTACATATCATCAAAGATACATTCCCGGATAGTACCGGCTGTAGTTATCATGATTAACAAGGGTTGCCGCCTTGCGCTCTGGGACTGTTTCATGACTTCATAAAGGTTCCTGTCTTTGATGCTGTGTAGCTCGTCTATGATAACAAGATGGCTGTTAAGGCCGTCCAGCGTATCAGAGTTTTTCCCCAACGGCTGCATTTTAGAGTAGGTCAAGGAAAAATATAGATCGCTCTTGCGCTTCTTTACGGTCCGGGCAAGGTCCGGGCTTTGCTTCACCATGTTTAAGACTTCATCAAAGACTATCCGCGCCTGATCGCGCTTGCTTGCTACGCTGTATACCTCCGCGCCGGGTTCATTATCGGCTATCAGCATATACAGGGCAAGGCCGCTAAGCATGGTAGACTTTCCGTTTTTCCGTGCCACATAGAACATTGTTTCGCGGTACTTCCTAAGCCCTGTAGCAGCGTCCACAAAGCCGAATAACGCGCTTATAAAGGCTTTCTGAAATAGTTCAAGCTTCACGGGCTTTCCCGCCCATTCCCCTTTACTGTGCTTACAGAATCGCTCTATAAACTCAATAGGCCGCTCCGCTCTTTTCTGATCGAACACATAGCCGCCTTTGGGGTTGGCTATATCGTCTGCGAGGGCTTCATAAACGCGCCGTATCCGTGCCGGTACTATGCACTTGCCGCCCCGGATGGCTTGCAGGTACTTTTCAATATAGTTCATTCGCTGCCGCCTTTCATCCACTCATAAAGAGCATTGCCGGTATCTGCTTCCACAGATTTAGGCATAAGGTCGCATAGCTGCTTATACAACGCGCCGTACCGGGCTATCAGCTTTGTATAGCTGGTAAGGGCTGGGCTTTCCCTTACAAAGTTCTGCTTGCCCTGCTCAAAGTGTTCTTGCGTGCCGTCCGTCTTGATTTGCCGTTTCAAGGTTGTAAGCGTTTCCTGCATGAAAACAAGCTCGTCTATCAACTTTTGCGCAATGTATCGCTTATCCTCTGGTATCTTTTCCATAATCGCGGTAAGCTCCGCAACGACTTTCTTTCTTGCCATATCATCACCTACTTTCCCTGTATCGTCGGCTAAGTCCGCTGGGGTTCCGGGGCTGCTGGGGCTGTCCTTCCTGTGGGTTCATCGTAACCCCCGCCCCCGGCTACCCCCGTAGGGGTTTGCTTAGGTTGCCGCCGCCGGTGTCGAACCCCCCTTAGTTTTTCGGCATCCGGGGGGCTATCAAACGCTATCGGGGCACAAGCGCGGGCTATCGCTGCCGCTACCGCCGCTGCTTGTGCCCCTTCACATATGTACCATTGTGTAAACTGATATTACCATGTACACATAGTAAGCCATATAATAGAAGGAATCTTTTTGCCCTGCCGTTTTAGTTCACGTCTTTGATTTTTGTGAAGTTGTACCCTTTTTAAGGGTAAATTTCCGCATTGCAGAATCAATAGTGCTTTGCTCTATCCCTATGTATCTAAGGGTTTTGCTTTGGTCGTTATGGTTAAATATCTTCATAAGCAATACTATGTCCTTAGTCTGCATATAGAAGTGATAACCAAAGGTCTTGCGCATAGTGTGTGTACCTAAGTTATCAAGGCCGAATACCTCACCGGCTGCGTGTATTACCCTGTAGGCATATTCACGGCTAACGGCTTTGTTTACCGCCCTGCTGCTGGGTACAAGATAATCATAGTCTTTCATGTTTACACAGTAATCTTGTATTACCGGGTAAACTTCTTTATTGATAGGGAATAGCTTTTCTTTCCCGGTTTTCTTTTCCCGTATCTTGATAGCGTCCTTCCCTCGTACATCCCTTACTTTTAATTTGAGTATATCGGATATACGCAGGCCGCTATATATTCCTATCATGAACATAACATGATACTTAGCGGATTTCTCTTTGAGATAGTCCGCTATATCCTGTATGGTCTTTACGTCCCTGATCGGCTCAACATAGTTCAATGCTGTTCCCCCCATGCAGTAAACCACTTTTCTGCAAGCCTGATATAGAATAGCTTGTTAGGTCTGTCCGGGTCGTTGTTTATCCTTTCGGTACATTCTTCAAGGGTAGTAGGCATAATGATAACTTCCGCTTTCAGACGGTAGGCAAGGTAATTAAGCATCCCCTTATCTGCCGTGCCGGTTATAATCCATGCCTTATCCCATTGCCCTTTATGCTGTTCTACGCATTGCAGAAACGCTTCCCGCATATCTGCCGCTACGCTAAGGGCTATATCATGGTTGCCGTGTATCTGCTTTGTACCCATGATTGCAGCACAGATATAGTCATAATCAAAGACTATATCATTCTTGCCTTTGTTTTCTCGTACATAGGTACTCTTGCCGCTTCCAGCTGCCCCGCATACTATGAAAGCGTCCGGGGCTTTTACAAGGTTCCCGTTTTCATCAAAGGTAACGCCGGTAGGGCTGTACCGCCTTTTGAAATGCTCTTTGTTGTGGCACTCTTGACAAAGGCACTCTAAATTATCCGGGTTTAGGGTTATGCTGGGGTCGTTTATGTTGTGCGGGTTAATATAGGTCTTGTGGTGACAGATCGACGCCACGTCGCCGCAACGCTCACACATATAATTACGGCTTTCCATGTATAACCTGCTTACTTTTTTCCATTCCTTAGAATGGTAAAAGCCCTTTGCGTATTCCTTCATGTTCTCTTACCTATGCACACATAAGGTTATGCACTTCAAAAGGTTGTCTATAGTCCGCTGTAGCTTCATATCGTCGCTATGATCTGCATGATACCACAGGATAAGCAGGAAGTTGCAGCACGTCTTTACAAGCGGTTCCCGTTGCTGCTGTTCCCTGTCCATGCCGGTAGAAAGTTCGATATAGTCCGGCATGGTATCAATAAGGCTCTGTATCAGTTCATCATTGTTCCCCCTGTCAACGTGCAGCACGTTACAGGCTTCATCCAGCGTCATAAGCATAGCTGTACCCCCTCATAAAATGCGGGGGCATAAGTCGCCCTATGCCCCCGGCTGCTGGTTCTTACGCTGCCGCCTTGCACAGCTTGACAAAGGCATCCGGCAGAATCGGCTTGCAGTCCGCAATAGCCATAGCCCTGTAGTCAATCAAGCCCTTACGGAAAGAGCTTTCGCGGCTGGTTTCGATAACGATACCTTCCGGCAGGTTGTAGCCCATGTACTGGAAGTTGCCGAGAATCGCGGTATCGTCCGGCATGTTATCGTCAATGACCACCTCAAAGCCGAGAATCTTCCCGACTTCCTCACTCTTGGGGTCTGCGATAAAGATAGGCCGCTTGTTGTTGTCTACCATGCCATAAAAGACATTGTAGAGGGTCGCATTGTTCATAACCCACTTGGCACCCTTGGAGTAGCCGCGCTTCAGCATGGCCACGGTAGCAACGGTATCAGCGTAGGTAATGCCGGTTGCGGCGGCTTCAACGGTATTCTTGCCGGTTCCGCTGGTAGCCCATGTAATGCCGGTAAGCAAGCCGGTTCCCTGTCCGCTGCCGGTTCCGTTAATGATCGCGTCCGCGATAGTGTCCATGACACAGGCGGAAAGCTCATTGACCAGATAGCTTTCAAAGGCCGCAATGCTCATTTTGCGGGCTTTCGCGCTGATGGCGAATACCTTCATGATTTCGTAGCCGTCAAAGACAACGCTATCCGGCACGACTTTTTCAGCGTCCACCGCCGCGCCCTCAATGTGCCACGCTGCCTTATCGCTGGGGCTGGTGACAGGAATAGCAATCTTGGTAGGCATGTTGAAAGCGCGGCACTCGGGCATCAAGCCGCCCATTTTGCGGGCTTTCTCAATGATTTCATTAAGGGTAGTGGTCGGAATCACCTTGATAGCGTCCGTGCTGCTGGTGAAAGCGTCCTGCCGCTTTTCGGCTTCCTTCATGCCGGCATCAAAAGCCGCCTTTTCCACCGGGGAAAGCTGCTGCCCTAACAGGGTCTTATAGAACGCGCTGCGGTATTCCTTGGTTTCCAGCACGTTGTCACCGAAGGTAACGCCGCCCTGCTGCTGCTGGGCGTTCATGCCGGTAAT